CTTCCATTCTTTCTCGTATCTTTCCTTATGTTCTTTTATTAATCTTCTAATTCTACCTAAATCTGTAGAATCACAAGTTTCTTTAATTATCTCTGCTTTACGTCTACCATATTCACCCACCCAATGTGAGTTACTTTGGAGTTCTATTTCATTAGACCAATCAGGCTCTTTCATTGTTCAAACATCCCCGCTTTAAGTAGGTAGGGAGTAAGGTCCACATTTCCTTTATAACCATTAAGCCACTTACCTTTGTCTGGTCCATCATGCATTTGATAGAATAACATCTCTTTTTCTAGTCTCATTAAGGCATCTGATTTAATCATTGTCCCATTCTCCTAACGGGAAATACCCTTTCTTCTAGATCACTCAACCTTTTCTCGATAGATTCTAGTCTCTTCTCTAGTTCCATTTGACAATCTCCTTTTATTTCTGTATACTATGCGGTTATGCCCTTTAAGTCAAAAGCACAAGCAGCCTATTTCAATATACACCGAAAGCAACTAGAAAAGCAAGGTGTAAACGTCGACGAGTGGAATAGTGCTTCTAAGGGTAAGAAGCTTCCAAAGAAGAAAAAGAAAGCTAAGAAATAATGGCCACAAAAGAATTGGGTACTGACATCGAATCCTACAGACTACCTGTAACAGACACACAGGAAGCCCGTAGGAATTTTGATGGGTACCAAGTAGAACAGTACTTCACCCTAGACGAGATACGTCAGGGGGATGCTGCTGGTATCACTGAAACCGACTCCGTCACTGAACCCAAGGGTTCTGGCGGTTATACCAATATAAATCAAAAGCATGGTCCACGAGATAAGTGGCCCACCAAGAGGAGTTAATCATGAATCAAGTTTCAAACGTCATGGGTCAGTCTAAGACCAACGGCGGAAATAACGCAACTGCACGGGATCCGGGTGGATACACCAGTTCCATGACTACCGGCGGCACCACCGCAGGATAATTCAATGGCTGGCATCGTACAAAACATACCCCTTCTAAAATATAATACCGTAGCTGCCTCAGCTACCACTCAGAAGTTATCAAACGTCTCAGGGGGTACCACAGGAACTACAGGGGATTACCTAGATAATTTCACCATTATAGCAGCCACTACCACACCAGGTGCAGTAACTGTCTTTGATGGTATTACCGCTGTCTTTACTATCCCAGCCGGTACCGCAACAGTCTTGCCCTATGTAGTAAATACTCCAGTTAAATCCTATTCTAAAACGGGTTCATGGAACGTCACCACTGGAACAAGTGTCTCTGTGGTTGCCACAGGCCAATTCACCTAATTATGGAATTCTTAGCTGCCATAGGCTCGGGTATAATTGCTATTATAGGCGTTACCTGGGTATCTGCTACATGGCTGTCTAAGC